ACGAGATGTCCTTAGATGCGCTGAACGCGAGACGGATAATCTTTTTGATGTTGCCGTAAGGGACAGCTTCAATGGTCAGGGTCTTGTCGCCGACTTGGAAGTCGATCGATTCGCCCGCTTTTAGCTCGCTCATGATTTGAGGGCCTCCTTGGGATTGAGTGCGTCGCGCTTCTTTAAGATCTCGCGGTCCGCAGCGATGGATTCGTCATCCGGCCGCCAACCGTTCCGCTCAAAGTGGTGAACGTATGCCTCGGTGCTGTAAAAGGCCCGCAAATCGGCCTTTTTAGCCCGTTGAATAAAATCCGAGGCCGTGGGGCCTGATTCATGGAAAGACTCGTCAAAACCGCCTAGGTGCTCATAGGTGGCCCTCTTAAACGCCATGCAGAACTCCGGAACGGCAGACGGCAGCGCGTTCGATAGCGGAAACGCGATATCGTTCCCCGCTCCGTCGTTTAAGCCTTTGATCAAACGAGACAGCCAGTTGGGTTCCATGACGACGTCCGGTGTGACTACGACGCCGTACTGGACGTTCAGAAACGCGAACATGAAGCGTAATCCGAGGTTCCATTCCGCGCCCTGTGAGTGCTCGAGCTGATATTGCAGGACGTTGATCGGGTGATTCCGGCGCAAGCTTTCGAGGTATTGTCGGACGCTGAACGGATTCATATTATCGACGATCGTCAGCATGTACCGGTAGTCCGTAAAATCCATGAGCGAATGAAACGCCAGCTTAAAGAATTTCAGGTTTTCGCGGATCGATAAGACGATCCCCACCGATCCGACCGGCGGGTTGGAAAGAACCGGCCGCGTCGTTTGAGGCCAGTCGATTGAGCGGCCGCTAACGGTCATGACTTCCTCGGATCTGGCACGATCGCCGCGAGATGCTTTAAGACGTGGCGCCCGCCTTGCGATTCAATCGTCTTGCAATATTTGTCGACGGCTTGACCGACAGTCATTGCCGGAAACCCACCGATGGTGTTGCCTTGCAGATCGGTGACGAGCTTCGGGATCCGGCCGCCAGGAGAGCAGTTGACGATCGGGATTTTGAATCCCGGCATTAAATCCTTGAAGCTGTCCAGGTAAAAGGACAGTTCCGGGTCAGATTTGTACTCTTTGCCGTCAAGGTCTTTGACCATGAAAGACCGCTCGAGCCGTTCATCATTGTCGTACAGCTCTTTGATGACGGTCGGCTCCCATACTCCCGCGATGCCTTTCTCCGGTTGGCTTGGTTTATAGCGGTAGTCCTGAGCGCGGTAACGCCACGAGACTTTAAGATCTTTCATCGATCCCGTCTCGGACTTCATGTAGCAGAAGTCCATCCCGACAACACAAATCGGCTCGCAAGCTAAGAGGTTCGCGGCCATGACCGCCATATTTCCGACGGTCCCGCAGGACGGCAACTGTCCGAGTTCCGGAAAGACGTCGGGGAGAATCCGTTTACAGAGCTCGTCCTGCGTGTGGTATTGGTTGTAAAGCAGAATCGGCCCCGGCCAACTCGCGATCGTGTCGGGGTGACAGCAGGAGTTTAAGAGTCCGGGTATCTTAAAACCATCGGGGATGTCTTGCCAGAGCCGTTTCTGATCGTCCTTACAGTCATAGGAAATGACGAGGTCCGGCATGATTCCGTTGGCGAGGAGCGCACGGAGCGCGGCGTCGGTGGAGATAATGATCGAGTGACCGACGGCGCGTTTCAAATCTTGAATAAACTGATCGAGGCTAGGTCCGACGCCGACCACAAACGCCGGCAACCCATGACACGCTTGATAGAGAAATCGAATGCCGAAACATTTCGATGCGATCGGATAATTACGGAACGCGTTTCGCGCCCACCGGGAAAACCATAAGTCGGACCCGAACTGCTCCGGGCTGATTTTGCCGTCTTTTGGACTGACGCGGACGCCTTTACGGACAGGGAAACCTATCGAGGCGAAGTCTTTGACTTGCTCACTTACAGACGATTGGCTCATGGCTCTACGTCCTTTCTCTGAGTCGTACCTTGGTACGCCTCTTGGTCAATTAGAAATCAGGCCGCCGGCGCTTCTTCGAGGATCTCGCCCAAGTTCTGTCCTTCCGGCTTGGTCGTATCCACGAGCGCCTTAAACGTGATGTTGTGCGTCGTATAGGTTCCCTTCTGGACTTCTTCAAACGCGGCCGCGAAGTTTGTCGTCGTCATGGCTTTAAACAGCCGAATCTGCCATGCGTGGCCCGCCGAGTCGATATGCACGTAATCGACTTCGAAGGTGTTGACCGGCAACGACTCGCCGCCGAAGCGGAGCGAGTTTCCGGACGCGTTCGACCAGAGATATTCCGCAAGCACGTAAGAGCCCGTCGCAATACCGCCGCCGGAGATGCGCAGGACGTGGCCTCCGGAGATTTTGTAATCCGTACCGGAGATATACTTCGTCTTCCGGTCAAGCGTTGACAGCGTGGCGGTCGCCGGCGATCCGGCGATTGTTTTGACGGGAGCCACATACACCGTACCGGACAGCTTCCACGTCTCGCGCTTCAGATATGTATGGGCGGTTGTGGTGTCTATCGCTTGATTGATTCCGAACGCGCTCCGGAGCTGAGACAATTTGATGTCGCAGACTTCCGCGTCAAGCGTACATTCTTCGTCGGTGACGTCGCCTTTCTGATCGGCGATGTTATTGCCGGCTCGCTGATAGGCGTATTTGCGCGTGAATTTGAACTGGACTTTGCCTTTGAGGTTTCCCACAAAGACGTTGTTAATATACAGGTCGCCGACGCCAAGGAGAAGTCTCTTGGATTCCGCGTACCCGTTCATGTTATTTCCCGACATATGCCCTCCTAGGCGGTGATCGGATTCCAAGCCTTCGGGGTCACGAAGAACCTGTACCGCACCTGTTTTGATTGAACTTCTAACGTCTCGTCGTAACCGTCCGGGCCTTCAAACTCAAAAACGCTTCGGACTTGTCCGACGTCTGTAAAATTGGTTGGGATGTCGAACCGGTATCCGTCAAACAGTTGCCGAAGACGTTTCATAATGTCCGGATAATTAACGGCGAAAATATTAAATTGAAAGAAAAGGTCCAGGCTTCTGGCGAAGTTCCCGGTCAGGAGTCCCTTCCCAGCGCTGAATATCTGAAAAGTTAAATAAGGCACTTCCGGTATTTCCGTTTGGAACGCATGGACGATATGCCCCGCGCCCCCGAGGAGCGTGACAATTCCGTTGACTGCGTCGGTGTCCGCTAAAAGCCTTGATTCGACGAGCTCTTCGACTTCGTTCATGACGCGGATTCCTCAATCCCGCGGCGAACGCCGGCCGCAACTGCGTCGACGAAAACAGACATGTTCGCCAAGATCGATTGACCCATGAAGTTGTAAGGATGCGTCCCTCTTCTGGCGATCGCCCGAGCCACGATAAAAGCGAGTCTCGGATCGCCGAGGAATTTCGCCGCCCAATCTTTGAGTGCGTCGATCGGAGGGAAGTGCGGCCGCGTCCCCCACTCGACATAAGACGCGTAATCGGAGTTGACTTCGACGGTCGCTTCGACGTTGTCGCCAGTGATGGTAATCGGCCCCGGCTGTATGCTCTGCGATAAGGCTCCGGTGACGCCGGTCGGACAGATGACGCGGGCGTCTTCAATGACTTTCGCTTGAACCGCTTCAACGCCGTAGGTGATCTCCTGCGTAATGTTCTTTTCCATCTTCGTTAGGTTTTCTTTGATAAAAGTGATTTGGTCGGATTGAGTCATGACCGTAAGTCCCGTTTGACTTGACTCATTCGATGCGTTTCAAACACTTCGGAATTGACCACGTCAAAGACATAAGTGGCGCCGCTCGGCAAAATGCGGTCCTTTGGCAAGAGAGGCGTTCCGGTCAGCTTTTGAAAAGCGAGGTGAGTCGTCTCGGCATTAAGTCCCATGTTCCCGACGTTCGATCTCCCGGCGACGGCTTGGATCCAGATCCGTTCTCCGGAAGCTTTCGTCGCTTGCCCCCCGACATAATGACCAGCCGCATCGGACGTGCCTGAAAGACGGGTGATTTTTGACGGAATCCCCCATCCGGCATCGATAAGAGAATTGAACTGCGCTTGCATTTGCGCGAGAGGGGGAGGGTTAGACATTTAATAATTCTCGTCGATGTACTGCGTCGCGTCGTGGCCCATCGGACCGACGGCGTCCTCGATCGTGTCGTAAGATTCGCAAGGCTCCGAGCGCATGAGCTTGACGACCGAATCCTGCATGGCGTTCAGGTATTCGAGATAGCGCGTCTGATCAAACTTGACTTGACCGACCTGCCAGCTCCCGAAAGGGTTTCCGAGAGCGAGAAGGATCGCCGCTTGAACCGCGTTCAGTTGCGTCGTCAGATCAGCTTGGGTTAGCGCCATTTACGCGACCTTAACGATCTCAATGTAAATCGTGTATGCGGAATACGTCGCTTGAGCGCCATGCGTCGTGAGCTGAATATCGCCCGTACCGCCTGCACCTCCGGCATCCGTGATCGGCGCGTCTTTTTCTTCGCTGATTTCACCCTGCCCGGTCAAAACGGCGATCGTCTGAGCGGTCGTATGATCAAAAAGCAGTTCAACCGCGTAGCCGATGACCGACCATCGTAGTTTCGCCACTTTCGTTTTTTTCGCTGAGAAATTGGTCAGGCTGTCGATATCGATCTTAGTGATGCCCGTCTCACCCGTACCATCGGAAGACCCGCACAAAAGAAACGCCGCATAGTTCGCGTCGTCGCGTAGCTTCACTACTTTCACATAATCGGCCATAAGGCCTCCTTAGAAAAAAGCCCACGCCACTGGGTAAGGTCTAGGTCTTTCCAACCCTACCCAGTGACCGAGCTTGAATTTACTGGCAGTGAATAGACGTATAGGCCGGTACTGTGGCCGTTGACGTCGGAACAACCCAAGCCCCCGCTACGACTCCGGACGAAACACAAATGCCGCTCTGCGCACAGTTTGAGCAAAAAACAATCTGCCCGGTTGTGCCAGGTGCAAGAGCATTGAGCTGTGCGATTGTCCGTGAATACAGGGTCAAGGCTCCCGTTACGCTGGGAGCGGCCATGACCGTTGCGCCATTGAAGTTCGCGGTCCCGTTATGCGTCTCGGTTCCCGTGAACGTCGAGGTATTATCCACCAGAAGATCGTTTTTGATCTCCAAGTAGGTGAACCTCGTGTAAGCCGCCGCGAGGGCGACCGCCGCAATAGTCCCAACAAGGAAGAAGGCCAGCCAGTGATTCTTCATTGATTTCAGCATTGGCATTACCTCCCTGATTAGACTGGGTCGTTTTCGATGACGTACCGGTAATCTGAGGCTCCGGCTCCACCATAGAACGACAATTTAAACTGCTGAATGACGTCGGCGTTAAAGCCTTCCTCGGTGTCTTGTCCCACGCGAGTAAAGGTTTCGAGCGGCCAGACTTCTTCCCAACGGAACTGACGTTGCGGCGCTCCGTACCACCAGCTTGATGTCAGAGGCAGATACGGATTGATCACCACGTCAAACTGCCCGGCCGCCAAGTTAACGTCGAGGTTGGCGGTTCCTAAGTCGCCGTGCTCATTCTTCTGCAACTTCTGAGCCGGCGCGAGGAGCGTGCTTCCGACGATCATGAGCGGACGATCGCCGAGAATCCAGATGGGCTCTCCCTGCTCGTCAACCATGTCGTACAGCGCCTTACGAGCGGTTTCCCAACCACCGGTCCCGAGAGGATTCGCCGTTTTCAGGTTTTTGTTACCGGCGGTGTAAACCGCCGCGCCTGAAAGACCGGTCCCGTTGGCCGGGACTCCTGCTCCGTCACAGACCACGCCGAAAATAAGCGCGGCCCGTTTCTGAGCGCCACGCTGTCCGATCATCCTTGCTCGATCAACGAGCTCACCCGTCTGATCAAAGAAGATGTCTTCTCGAGTCAGAGACAGCAGGCCACCGTATTTCAGGTTCTTGATGGTCTGCATTTTTTCTTCTGGCGGGACGATTTCCGGGTAGTCCTCTTTTTCGTTCACTTGCTGAACGAATCCGATCGCCGACCAACCGACGACGCGGCTCGTCTTTAACTTCGACGGGACGGTCCGGCACAACTGATCAACGTCTTTCGGGAATTCCGTATAACCGTCGATCAAGACTTTCGAGATGATCTGTCCGGCGATGTTCGGAAATGCGGAAGACGCCAGGTTCCCGGCTTCCATCAGCTCGCGAGAGCTGATCGGGCCGACGAGCGACTCAAACAGTGTCCGGAAGGACACTTTCATCGGATCCAGCTTTTTTGCTTCGAGAAGTTCTTTGACCTTGTTGCCGATCTCTCGATTGGCAATTCGGGTCCCCCGTTCCGTTGCGGAAGGGTTGAACTTCCTTTGAAACGCTTCACATAACTCTACGATTCCACGACTCATGTTATAGTTCCCCCTTTTCCGTTAGGATGCGTCGCCGACGAGCCGGATCGATCCGGTCTGGTTCGGCAATAGCAATACGACTTCGGCCGCCAGCACCGAGGTTCCTGCTTTAACAACCATCGCGACGGCGTCCGTGGCGCTCGGCGTCAACTTTTGCGACGGAGCACTTGTATACATCTGCAAGAGCTCTCCGATCGTTACCGTTGCGGCGGCGTCAAGAGGCGCTAAATAAACCGCGCCCGCGTTCCGGATCGCGACGGAGATACGACTCGCCGGATCGGTGGAAGCGTGCGCTTCCTTCGCTACTCCGATCATGAGTAGATCGTCCGTGGTTGCGGCAGTATCCAAAACAACTGTGCCGGTAGTTTTCACCAAATCGCCGACTGCGACTACGACGCCGGAAGCGATGGCCATGTCCTCAATGAGCTCTTGGCCCCTGAGAAACAACAATCCTGTAAATGCCGTTACTGACATAAGTCCCCCTTATCCTTCGATAGCGCGAGCTAAATCGTCGTCAGACGGTAGCTCTGCGCCTTCGCTCAAGGACTCATCCTGAGAAACACCGGCCCCTTTGACCTTCGGATCTTTCGATCCGGCGGCTTTGGTGGGCTTAAATGCTTCCATGATTTCCTTCTGCGCCTTGATCATCGCTTCCGCGCTTTCAAGCGTGGTGCTTTCCTGCTCGACTACAGGTCGCACCTTTTCGATAACTTCCTTCGGCAAGCCTGATTCGGCTAGAGCCAAAAGCTTTTTCCCTTTAACGAGTACCGTCTTTGCGTCTTTTCCCGCGGCGATACTTTCCTCAAGTTCTTTCAGAGTGGCCGTCCGCGCTTCGTTTTTGATTCGCTCAACGAGCGCCGGCGCGACCTCCTGAAATTCCTCAAGGGTAACGCTCGCCAGTATTTCTTTTTTGTCCATGTCGTCGTTTCCTCCTTGGTTGGATTCGAACAGCGTTTCGTTGACCGATGCCTCCATGACTAGGTCTATCGAGAACGGGCCTTTCCCCGCGAAACCTTCGACGAGGAAAATGCCGTCTTCCTCGCGTCCGTGGCCTCGATCGCGGATTGACAATCCAACACCGGGCGGCATCGCCTCTGCTATCGGAATGACGGTACTGCGGATACTCTCGTTCGGAATCAGGTGCAAGTCGGCTTTCAGCTTCTTGCCTTCCTCGATTCGGACGTTCTTATATGTTCCCCCGAAATCTCTGACGGAACGGACCTTCACGCCCTCGGCGGGATGATCCAGATACATCTTGGCGCCCTCGTAACGGGTGACGGCTTCCTGCAAAATCTTCTGCGTATACTTCGTCTTGTTTTTAGAGACCTTGTCGCCCGTGAGAAGCAGGACACCTTCGATAATGCCGGCGTCTTTTTTGATATTGGTTCCGGTCATCGCCTCGGCGAGCTCCGTTTCAACACCAAAGGACTGTAATACGTGCTTTTTGCTCATGAGACCTCCCTTGCGACCAAGTGCCGATCTTTTGGCCCGCCTTCGACTTCGTATTCGACGCGGGTCACTGGCTTCCCGGTCCGGATCGATTCCGTGATGCGTTCCGAAAACGTCAAATGCTGTTTCTTCTTGGCTTCGCGCTTCAACCGCCGTAAATAGGACTGAGCCATTAGACTCTTCGCTCGATGGCAATCTTGTCGATTTCCAGCATGATGTCTTGAAACTGATGAATGACCGCCCTCAGCTTTGAGAGACAATCGTCTGTCGGGTTTTGATCTTTCGCTCGCTTAAATGCCGCGTTCGCTTTATCCATGACATGAACGGCCGACCGGTTAAATTCTTCAAGCGTGGCAGGATACACCTTCGCCATATCTACAGATTCGGGCTTGATCTCCGGCGCGACTTCTGGCTTTATCTCCGGAACGACTTCGGGTTTCGTCTCTTCGACGGCCGCTTTTGGTTCCGGGGGAGCCTCTTCAACATGTTTTCTCCCTTGAAACGATTTAGACTCGGTGCTCGCATGAGAATGCTTAGTCATTGGGATAGCCTCCTGTTTCGTGGTAGATCTGACGTTTGGCCGTTTAAATGTTTTCATTCGGCTATTCCTCTTCCCCGAGATATTGAGGATCAATGACCGGCGTGAGCATACACATACAATGCGGATGCGCCGGGATCAGGCCGTCGGCGTCTTCGGGCGAATATGGCCCCTCGTCGGCCAGGTCGTCGCACTCGTCTTCTTCGTCGTGATCGGGCGAAAGCGTGATGTTAACTTCGGAGACCCACGGCTTGTTTTTGTAGAAATTCGCGCTCGCCTGGGTATACGCGCGGTTGGTTTCGGTTCGAGCAAGACGCATAGCGTTCTTATATGCCGATCGGTAAATTCCAGGACCGGTCTGGATGCCGAGTTCATCAGCCGCGCCAACCGTCGGAGATACATAGCCCTCAATGCTTTGCGAGATTTCATAAGGTGAATTGCCGTTGGCGATTCCGTTCGCGATGATCCGCTTTAAATCCTGCTCGCTCCGGGCCGTCAGATCCCAGATCCGCTCGGACACCGTCAAGCCCTGCAAATTGTCTTTGGCGACGTTCTTGATGATGCGCTGCCCGATCGCCGACCATTTCGCGGAGCTCGTCGCGACTCCCGGTGTCGATCCGGACGGCAGATTCATATCGAAGGTCAGCTTCGCTTCGAAGAGAGCTTGCTCCGCGACGATATTGGTCACGGCCTCCTGGTTGTCTTTAAAGACGGGCTTGATCGCGTCGCCGGGGTGACGGAATCCCATTTTGACCGCATCGCGGATAAGCGCGTTCATCCAGACGCGCATCGACAAGCGAAGTGCGACGGTTGCCGTATGAAGAGTCCGGTTGATCCGTCTTAGGTTCGCCAGGCTCTTTCCGCGCTTCATGACGTCGGAGGTGATCGTCTTCGTATAGGCGGTGAGCATCCCGCGCAGCGCTTTCTCGGATTGCGCGATCCGGGCAAACAGCTCGACGCGTTCAAGCCGGATACGCTTGGCGAGAATGAC